CACGTACTCAATATGTTAAAGCACAAGATTTTTATATAGACTATTATGCATCTGATTTAGAAACAGCAGAACGTTTTACACACACGTATTCAATGTCACAAAATGAAATACGTAAATATCAAATAGCAGGGATGTTTAAAGATACAGAAGTTATGGATTCTCCAATGGATGGAGAGTCTAATGCTGAAGAAACAGCTAATGAAGCTGTTGGTGTATCTAGACCTTCTATGCAAAAAGATCGTGTGGAAATATTAGAAATGCACGTTAATTTAGATTTACCTGGATTTGAAGATGAGAATGGTATTGCATTACCTTACATTGTTCACATGACAGATGATAATACAATTTTAGCTATTAGAAGAAACTGGAATCAAGATGATCAAGCAAAAAAGAAAAAACATTTCTTTACTCACTTTACAATGATTCCAGGATTAGGTTTTTACGGATATGGTTATCTACATTTAATTGGTGGATTAACTAAAACAGCTACGTCCTCTATGCGTCAATTAATTGACGCTGGTACCTTTGCGAACTTGCCAGGTGGTTTCAAGGCACACGGTCTCCGTGTCCTTGCACCTGACGAGCCTATTGCACCAGGTGAATGGAGAGAAGTAAATAGTCCTGCGGGCGATCTTGGTAAAGCGTTACAACCATTACCATTTAAAGAACCATCTGGAACTTTATTTAATTTAATGCAATACGTCGTGAACACAGCAAAAGAGTTTGCAGACTCTAGTGATCATATTGTAGACAATGCATCTAATTATGGGCCAGTTGGTACAACTATGGCATTGTTAGAACAATCATCTAAGATGTTTAGCGCTGTGCACAAACGTTTGCATTCAGCCCAATCTAAAGACTTACGTATTTTAGCAAGATTAGATCATGAGTATCTACCTGATATGTATCCATACGAAGTCGCAGGGGGTGCACAGCAAGTTTTTAGACAAGACTTTAATTTAAAATCAATTGATGTAGTTCCAGTAACTGATCCTAATATGCCTAGTGAGTCACATAGGATTGCAAAAATAAATGCAATTATGTCAATAGCTCAACAACAACCTGCATCATATAACATGGAACAAATTGGAATGGAATTATTTCAAGCAATGGGAATTGATGAACCTCAAAGATATTTAAAGAAAAAGCAACAACCTATTAGTGCTGATCCTATAACAGAGAATATGGCAGTAATGAAAGGGGCACCTTTGCAAGCTAAACCTGAACAAAATCATGATGCGCATTTAGTAACTCATGCTTTAATTTTACAAAATAAAACGTATCAAGGTAATCAGCAAATGATGCAATTATTAACATCACACATACAAGATCACATGGCATTAAAATACAGACAAGAAATGATGCAGATGATTCAAAATCCACAGATGCAACAAGCAATTATGTCAGGACAGCCACTACCTCCTGAAATGGAAAATCAAGTAGCATTAATGGCAGCTAACGCAGCAGATCAAGTTAATCAATTAGATATAGAAAAAGAAAAAATCTTATCTGGTGAGAAAGACAAAGAAGATCCTGTAAGCAAACAAATAGAATTACAACAAATGGAACTAGATCTTAAACGTCAAGTTCACATGGATAAGATTGCATTAGAAGAATCTAAAATGATTATTGATGATGAGAATAAAGATGAAGATCGTTTGCTTAAAGCAGAACAAATGAATATGAAGTTTGCTGGAGATGTAGCAAGAGATGCTAAGAAAACAGTAAGCATAGCAATGAAAGGTATAAATAGAAATGGATGACAGAAAACAAAAAAAAGCTCCTGACAATTATAATAGGTTGCAAAATAAAAAAAGCAAAGAAAGAGAAGAAACTGCTAATCCTGCTAAAAATTTTGCACAAAAAATTTTATCAGCAACAGGATTACCTATGTATTTAAAAGAAGAAACATATAAAGAAAATGTAGCAAAAAGTCGTAATAAAAAAGAAAAACAAGGTAATCGAAATGAAAAGAGGCCATAAATGAAATGTCAATGTGAACAAGGTAATAGAAACGGTAAAAGACCCTAATGGCAAAAAAGAAAAAAAGTAAATCTACAGTTAATAAAGCAGGTAATTACACAAAACCTGGATTGCGTAAAAGAATTTTTAATCGTATTAAAGCACAAGCTTCACATGGAACTGCGGCAGGTAAGTGGTCAGCTAGAAAAGCACAAGCAATGGCAAAAGCTTATAAAAAAGCAGGTGGTGGATATAAATCATAATGGGTTTAGCTAAATCACAAAAGAGTTTAAAAGATTGGGGAAAACAAAAATGGCGAACTAAATCTGGTAAAAAATCTAGTAAAACTGGAGAACGTTATTTACCTGAGAAAGCTATTAAAGCCCTAACTTCTAAAGAATATGCGGCTACTACTAGAGCAAAAAGAAAAGCTAAGAAAAAAGGAAAGCAGCATAGTAAACAACCTAAGAAGATAGCAAATAAAACTAGAAAATATAGAACATAGAAAGGACTACAGTATGCCACAAGGAAAAGGAACATACGGAAGTAAAAAAGGAAGACCACCTAAAAAGAAAAAAGGTAAAAAAGTAAAAGGTAAACTAAACAAATTAGACATGAATAAAGATGGTAAAATTACTAAAGAAGATTTTGCTATGTTAAGAGGTAAAAAGAAAAAGAAAAAATAATGGCAAAGAAAAAGACTGCAGCATGGCAACGTAAAGAAGGTAAAGATCCTAAAGGCGGATTAAACGCTAAAGGTGTTCGTTCTTATCGTAAAGCCAATCCAGGTTCTAAACTTAAAACTGCAGTCACAACTAAACCATCTAAATTAAAGAAAGGTTCTAAAGCTGCCAAAAGACGTAAGTCATTTTGTGCTAGAATGGAAGGTATGAAGAAAAGACGTACTTCAGCTAAAACAGCAAGAGATCCTAATTCTAGAATAAATAAATCCTTGCGTAAATGGAACTGTTAGGTTATAATGTCAAAGCAGAAAAGAAATTACAGAAAAGAATACGATAACTACCACTCTACTGATAAGCAAAAGAAAAGACGAGCTAGTCGTAATAAAGCTAATAAGTTAAAAGGTAGAAAAGGTATGGATGTTGATCATAAGGATGGTAATCCTTTAAACAATAAATCTAGTAATCTAGTTGTAAAATCTAAAAAAGCAAACAGGTCATTTAAACGTAACAAAAAGGCACAGAAAGCATGAAGAAATTATTAGTACTATTAATGTTGGTAACTTTAGCATCACCAGTTTTAGCAGATTCCACAAATGATAACAACGCACAAACAAACACTTCTGGAAGTAATACTCAGATAACAGGTGGATATACAGCCACTACTACAAATAATAATGATGGACAAACTAATACAACAACAACTACAAATACTACTAGTAATTCAACAACAGGTTCTGATATACCTGTAGGTTCCGCAAATGCCCCCTCTTACTCAGCAATGAGTCAAGATGTATGTTCAATGGGTGTTAGTGGTTCTATATCTACATTAGGTGTAGGTATCTCAGGGGGCAAACATGTCAGGGATTTAAACTGTGAACGTATTAAGCTTAGTAAGGTACTTTTTGATTATGGCATGAAAGTGGCAGCTGTGTCAATTTTGTGTCAAGATGAGCGAGTTTTTTCAGCAATGGCTCATGCAGGCACTCCTTGTCCATTTGAAGGAAAGATAGGAAAAGAGGCATTAGAACAGTGGAATAAGTATGATATCGAGAGACCTGACTATGATTCTTATGTGTCAAAATTAGATAGTCGTTCTAAGATTGATGAAGAACTAGAAGAAATAGCAAGGCAAGAAGAAGCTGAAAGACTTAGAAAAGAACAAGAAGCTTTAGCTAGAAAAATAGCAGAAGAGAAAGCAAAACTTGCAACTTTAAAAGAACAGGAAGAAGTAGATAATATGATTATTGAAACAGACTTAGAAACAAAAGAACAACAAATAATTAACGTACACGGCGAATGATGAAAGGTATAATTATAGCTGTTGTAGTGACATTTTGTTTTTGTTGGTTTTTAAATTCTCAATTAACAAAATCAATGGAAGGTTTATATAATGTTCCGTCTAATAACATTATTATTTCTGATTAGTAGTTCCGTTTATGGAACAGAAGTTACTACAGGAAATCTATTAAATAACTCTACTTTTGGAACAGGCGATACTACAACTACAACTGGTTGGTCAACAAGTGGTGACGATGGTATTCATACTCACGGTGCTTGGAATGGATTTCCATATCAAACAGGTATGGATGACAGTGGTGGTGTATTAGCATTTGAAGGTCATGAGGA